CTATCAACAGGTGGTCGTTGCATTGCTCTATCTACCCCAAATGGCGTGGGAAATTGGTTTCATCAAACATACACAGATGCCACCGCAGGCAATAATGACTTTTTTCCGACTATTCTTCCGTGGCATGTTCATCCCGACAGGGATGATGAGTGGTTTGAAGAAGAGACAAAAAACATGTCTCAACGTCAAGTAGCGCAAGAATACGAATGTAATTTTAATATGTCAGGAGAAACTGTCATTCATCCTGACGATATGACTCATATAAAATCTGGATTGCAAGATCCAAAATACAAAACAGGGTTTGATAGGAACTTTTGGATATGGGAAGAGTATCAGCCAGGATCATCTTACCTTTTAGTAGCCGATGTTGCTCGTGGCGATGACAAAGACAGTTCCGTATTTCATATTTTTAAACTAGAGACAATGGAGATTGTTGGAGAATATAAATCAAAAATAACCCCAGATCTATTTGCCAATATGCTAAATGAAGTTGGCAAGGAGTTCGGCGAGTGTTTGATGGTGATCGAAAACAATTCAGTTGGATTTGCTGTGCTAGACAAGCTTAGAGACTTAGCTTATCCAAACCTTTACTACTCAATTAAATCTACACACGAATACGTTGAGCAATATATAGGAGAAACAGCCTCAAATGCTGTCGCTGGTTTTTCTACAACTTCCAAAACAAGACCATTGATTGTCGCAAAAATGGAAGAATTCATTAGAAATAAACTAGTTACAATATATTCAGCTAGACTATTTAATGAGTTAGAAACTTTTGTTTGGCAGAATGGTCGTCCACAGGCAATGAGAATGTACAATGATGACCTTGTAATGGCTTTTGCTATTGGTTGTTGGGTGAGAGATACAGCCCTGGAAACAAACCAGAGAGATATAGAGTATACTAAGACATTTCTTAGCACGATGACTAAAACAAAAAGTGAATTAAATACTGCAATCCCTGGACAACAAGGCTATAAACCTATTGCAAAAAGTGCTAGAATAAAAGAACAGCAGCAATATAATTGGATTCTCAAAGGATAGTAACAATGGCTCCCAAAAATGGAAAAAATATAAGAAATCCCGCCTCACCACTTTTTAAAAGATTAACCAGACTTTTTTCTGGACCTATCGTCAATTATAGGGCACAAAATGTAAATCAAAATAGAAGACGAGATCTCGACAAATATTCAAGCAAGTTTACCTCTGCTTCTGGAAAGCAATTTAAAAAATCGGGATACAACCCATTTGCAGATCTGTCAGCCAATATTTACCAAAACCAATCTAGACTTCAAAGATATATTGATTTTGACCAGATGGAATATGAGCCAATCATCGCCTCCGCGCTAGATATTTACGCAGACGAGATGACAACTTCGTCTCCAATGAAGCCGCTGCTTAATATTCATTGTCAAAATGAGGAAATTAAAGTTATTCTAAACTCTTTGTTTCACAATGTATTAAATATAGAACACAACATATTTAACTGGTGTAGAACTTTGTGCAAATATGGAGACTATATTCTTTACTTGGATATTGATGATAAAACAGGAATTGAAAACGTCATCAGCCTTCCACTTAGAGAGGTTGAGAGATTGGAAGGCGAAGACAAGACAAATCCAAATTATGTACAATATCAATGGAATTCAGCAGGTCTAACATTTGAAAATTGGCAGATCGCACATTTTAGGGTTTTAGGAAACGATAAACATGCGCCCTATGGCACCTCCGTCCTAGATCCCTCTAGAAGAATATTCAGACAACTTACTCTTTTAGAGGACGCGATGATGGCATATAGGATTGTTCGCTCCCCAGAGCGTCGTGTTTTTTATGTTGATGTTGGCAACATGGCTCCAAATGACGTTGAACAATACATGCAAAAAGTTATGACATCAATGAAACGCAATCAGGTTGTTGATGCAGATTCTGGTCGAGTTGATCTTCGATACAATCCTATGTCTGTTGACGAGGACTATTTCATTCCCACCCGAGGTGGACAATCAACAAGGGTTGAAAGTTTGCCAGGAGGCACATACACAGGCGACATTGACGATGTAAAGTATTTAAAAGATAAATTATTTTCAGCACTTAAGATACCACAATCTTACCTTTTCCGTGGCGAAGGCGCTGATGAAGATAAGGCAACCCTAGCCCAAAAAGACATTCGTTTTGCGAGAACAATTCAAAGATTGCAAAGAGTTGTTATTACAGAGTTAGAAAAGATTGCTATTATTCACCTTTTTACCTTGGGATACAGAGAAAATGATCTTATTTCTTTTAAACTTTCAATGAATAATCCATCTAAGATTGCTGAACTGCAAGACTTGGAGCAGTGGCGAACCAAGTTTGATGTTGCTTCCGCCGCAGCCGAGGGCTTCTTTTCAAAGCGGTGGATTGCGGAAAATCTTTTTGCAATTTCAGAAGAAGAGTACTTGCGTAACCAGCGTGAAATGTACCATGATAGGCTGGTTACAGCACAGATGGATCAATCAGCCGAAGCAACTGACTTGGGAGGAGGAACAGGAGGAGGAATAGGCGATCTTCTTGATGACGAGGGTGGAGGCGACGCTGGGCTAGAGGACATAGCGACAGATGACACCGCTCCTGACGCTACTGCTGAAGACCCACCCGCAGAACCAGAAACCAATCTTTTAGCAACTCCCCCCGCAAACAGAGATGATAAGGTTGAAAAAAGAGTTGCTGGTAAAAAGATGACTACAACTTCTAAATCTAAAGGCAAGTGGTATGAGCCACGAAAAGATCTTTCGGGAAAAAGAGCGATGCAGAGACAGATGTCCTCGGATGCTGGAAGTAACTTGGCTAGTAGCGCAAACAGAAACATCAATAAAGGTTATTCCGACCTTTCCCGTTTAGCGAGAGGGATTAAAGAGGAAAAAGATTCTAATTATAAACAAGAAGAAAGAAAAATCTTTGAGATTAATAATGAAGTAAAAGCATTGATTACAGAATTGGAGACAAAGAAAAATGTCAGTGAAAATTAAACACAACAAGAAAAGAAATACTATTTTTCTTTATGAGGCACTTGTTAGAGAATTAACAAAGGCTACTGTTGAAAAAGACCAAGACAGAAGAGAAGCCATATTAAGCATTGTAAAAGAACATTTCGATAAGGGTACTCTTATGGGAAGAGAGGTTAAAATTTACAAAAATATTTTACAAACAAAGGATGTCAAAACAAAGATAGCTGAAAAAATATTGTCCGAATCCAAAATAGAGTATTCCGTTCTTAGTAAGAAACAAATATTTTTAGAACAAAGCCAAATGATATCTAGAATTAATAAAGAGTTATCAAAAGACGTGTTTACCACCTTTGTGCCAAACTATAAAAATTTAGCCACACTCCATCAAGTTTTTAATAATCTTGATCTTTCGGCTAAGGAAAGAGTTCTTCTTGAGGAAGAGGCGCTTCAAATTATGACTGAAGAGTATCAACAAATGCAGAAAAAAGATCTTAAGCATATTGATAATATTGTATATAAATCTTTTGTTGATAGATTCAATAATGAATACGCAGGTCTCCTAGAAGAGCAAAAAACATTACTCTCCAAATTTATTGCCTCTGAAATTGAAGATCGTTTAGAATTTCAAATGTATTTAAATGACGAAATTGGTAGACTTAAAGAAGAGATGCATATTGCTAAACAAACTAAAGTTTTTGTTGAAGACGGCGACATGTTAAAAAAAGCGGATCAAGTATTGAGCTTTTTAGAGGGATTTAGCCAAAAGCCCCTAGAAGATGCAGATCTAAAAAAGATCTTGAAGATCCAAGAGTTGGCTAGGGAAATAAAAAACTAAAATGACTGTTAA